CGGTGTGCCTGCGAGAATTCGGATTTCAGGCGCTCACTGCCGAGGAATTTATTCAGGCCGGGATCGAGGAACTGAATCAGGCAACGATCCGCGCCTGCCGGGCCGGCGTGGCATTTTGGGCAGCACAGGAGGCGCTGAAAAATACAGACTCCGCCAAGCGGAGTCCGGAGAATTCAACCGACTCCGCCGAGCGGAGTCGATCTTTCAAAGATTGGATTGCGCAGGCTGGACTGACAGAACAGCGCGTCTATGAGTGCATTTCGGTCGCTAAGTTCTACGCTCGTCTCCCCGAAGACGACCGCGCCAAGGCGCTCACCATTGGCAAGAAGCACGCGCTGTTGCTTGCGGCCCTGCCTCAAGAAGTTATCGATCAAGCCGCCGAATCCGGCAACGACCTGATCGACAAAGCCGACCGGATGACGGTGGCGGAGTTGAAGGAAGAAATCCGCCGCCTGGAGCGGGCTGCCAAGAACCTCGACGCCGAGATCGAGCGCAAGGATAGCCAGATCAAGCGGCTTTCCGAGGCGAAGCGGCGGACGACGGATTTTTTGCTGCGGACGGAAGAGGTTCGCGAAGACTGCATGGCCTTGCAGGCCGGCGCCGAACTGCATTTGAACAGCCTTCGCAAGCTGTTTGAAGAAACGGAATTGGCCGCGCCGGAAGGAACGTTTCAGGCTGAAACGATCTGGATCGCTGCGACGACGTTGGCCGCCCGGGCGCTCGACCTGGTTGATTACATCCGCCAGTGCGGGCCGGAGTCGCTGCCGGATCGGCCGCTGTCACAGCACATCCTGACGCCGGAAGAGGCAGCCAACTGGCTGTTGAACTATCCCCTCATTGAAAACCGCTTCGAGGCCGAGAAGACCGCCCGAGAGACCCGCCGCGAGGCGAACAGGCCTAAAGGTCCGGGCCGTCCGAAGGGTTCTACCAATAAGGCTTCCGAGGGCTAAGCCATGCGAGGCAATGCGATGGTCAAACAGATCGTGACCGCGCCAGGTACGCCGGCAGTCATGCCGACCGCTCAGGTGCTGGCCCTTCGTCAGCGCGATCCGTGGCGGGAGGCAACAGAACGCGCCCGCCATGTCGCGATCAGCCGTGAAACACTGGTGCTCTACGTGCGCAATATGACTGACCAGGGCGTCACGCAGAACAACGCCGTTGGACTGCTGCGCGAACGGGCGGACTTTGGCCGCCTGCCGAACAATGTGTTCATGGCGCTGAAGGCCGCTGCCAAGGCTGGACGACCGATGCCATCCCGTTCGGCTATTTGCGACTGGTGCGCGGCTTACCGTGAAGGTGGAATCGTTGCACTGCTTCCAGACCACAAGGGCCGCGTCGTCGAGGCGGCGGGCTGGTGGGGGCCGGCGCTGGAGTACTTCAATTCGCCGAGCAAGCCGGATATGTCGGCAGTGCATCGCCGGCTGGTGGAGGTCGATCACTTCGCCGTCAGCTATGACCAGGTGCGGAACTACCTGACCGGGGTTCCGGCGATGTATGGCCGCAACAGCCCGGCGCGGATCGGCAAGAACCTTTACAAGCTGACGCAAAAGGCCTTTATTCGCCGCTCGGTGCTGTGCGCCTTGCCCGGCGACATCCTGGCCGCTGACGGCTACTGCGCCGACGTGTATCTGGCGCACCCGCTGACCGGCGGCTTGTGGCGGCCAGAACTCACGGTTTGCATCGACGTGCGCAGCGGCTTCGTGCCCTACTGGCGCGCCGACGAGCACGAAGGCACCTATGCCGTGCAGAACATGTGGGCCGAGGCGTTCAGTCGCTGGAACCACACGCCGATCTTCCTGTACGTCGACAACGGCTCAGGCCACAAGAACCGCATGATGTCCGATGACAACGTTGGCTTTTACCAGCGGGCCGGCATTGTCGAGGTCATTCACGCCCTGCCGGGCAACCCGCACGGAAAGGGCTGGATCGAGCGTTTCTTCCGCTCGATGAAGGATGACTTCCTGAAGATGGAGTTTCCGGAGTTCTACTGCGGCGATGACGCCTCTGGCGATTCACTGCGCTACGTGGTGCGCGAGGTCAACGCGGGTCGTATGCAGGCACCGAGCCTTGCCGAATTCACCGAGAAGTTCAACGCCTGGCTGATGCGGTATCACAACCGTTCTTGCCCGGCCGAACCACACCGGACGCGTGCCGAGGTTTGGGGCGAGCTGCAACCGATACCGCCGGCAGATAGCGTCAAGGAACTGAAGCGCCAGGCGACGCAGCTCACGGTCCGCAAGGCCTCGGTCAAGCACTACCGGCGCGAATACGGCCACCCGGACCTGCACGCCTTCAACGGCCAGAAGCTGGTCGTCGAATATGACCTGGTCGATGCCAGCCATGTCGTGATGCGGACGCTGGACGGACGTTGGATTTGCGATGCTCCGTTGATCAAGGCTATCGACGTGATCGCGCCGAACCGGCTGGAAGACGCCCGCCAGCTCCGCGCAGAAAACGCCGTTAAGCGCCTGGAAAAGAAGATTGCCGAGCAGCAAGCCCGCGCCGGCCGCGTGATCGATGCGGATGCCATCGCCGATGGCGCCACGCTGGAAGGCCAATCAATACGCCTGCTGCCGGAAGACGGCAACAGCGACGAAATCAACCTGTTTGACTGAACCGAGGGGGAATCATGACTGAAAACGTTCAATGGCCCGCGCATTACACCCAGGCCGACGTAACGCTGATTGAAGTGACGCAGCAGTGGATTGTCGACCGCAAGTACTCGCAGGCCGCGCTGGCTCGCTTAGCGCGCATCAGCGCCAGCACGCTGAATCAGATTCTGAAAGGAACCTATGCCACCAGCCCGAGCAAGATGCTGGCGGCGGTTGAGTCGGCCATGCGCCACGCCGACGAGACGAGCGGCCACGCGATTGCGCCGGTTCAGACCAGCGTTTTCAAACTGGTGAATACCGCCTGCGACATGGCGCGCCGCTACCGTAACTTTGCGGTGATGACCGGGTTTGTCGGAACCGGCAAGACCTTTGCGCTCAAGTACTACGGCAGCACGCATTCGAACACCTACCTGATCGAAGCGTCGCCGACGATGACGCAGGCCAGCCTGACCAAGCAGCTTTATCGCCTGGTGGTTGGCCCCGGCAAGGGTTCGCTGGCCGACAAGTTCGACGAGCTGGTGGCCGCGCTCAAGAACACCGATAGCCTGCTGATCGTGGATGAGGCCGAGACGCTGACTCCGAACCAATTGCACACGATCCGCCGCATTCGCGACCTGGCGAACATCGGCATCGTGCTGGCCGGTACCGAGCATCTTTCCGGCCTGATCAAGCCGCAGCACGGCCAGTTTGACCAGATTCGAAGCCGTACCGGTTTCTGGCCTGGCACGGTGACGGGGATCACGGCCGAGGATGCGGGCGCCCTGGTGCAATCCGCCTTCGGCTCCGAAGAGGTTGCGGAGGATGTGGTCGACCGCCTGTTCGCCTACTGCAAGGGAAGCGCCCGTATGTTGGTGGAAGGCCTGGTCGCCGGGATCAAGGAATTCCGAAAGAGCCGTCCGCTGGACGTGAAGCTGGTGGATGCCGTTGCTAAGCAGGTGCTCTGCCTGCAATCGCTGGCGTGAGGTGCGACATGGGTCTGGTTATCCGTCCTCCGCTCTACGTCGTCCCGAACGACGCACCGCCGCCCAGCACCCTCGCGCCGGCCGTGCTGACGCCGAGCATGCAAGAACGCCTGGCATCCATCAACGCCGCTACTCGTGCGCTGCGTGAGCTTGGCCTTCATGTCATCTGGTCGAAGCTGGCCGGACCGATCCCGCAGGCGCACATCCGCCGCGATGGCGCCGTTTCCATGGCGCCGCTCATGGATCGCATGGGGCCGCGCAGTTTTCGGCATGAGGGCGGCTGCACGGTCGTCAGTGGCGAATTCATGGGCGTGCTCGTCTCGTGGCTTGAACCTAACCCGCAATAACCTGGAGAACATCAATGCAACAAGAAACCATCCCCGCCGGCTACCGCAAGGACGCGCAAGGCCGGCTCGTTCCTGAAAACCTCATCAGCCCGATTGACCGGACCCGTGATGAACTCGTTCTCGGCCTGGTCGCTGCTGCCCAGGCGCAGAGCGCCAATCTCGCCAAGTTCAAGGAACACGCATTCGGCGAGGTTTCCGCCTTCGTCACGCTGTCAGCCGAGCAGTACGGCGTGAAGCGTGGCGGCGCCAAGGGCAATGTGACGCTCTACAGCTTCGACGGTCAGTACAAGGTCACGCTTTCCATTGCCGAGCGCCTGGTGTTCGACGAGCGCTTGCAGGCCGCCAAGGCGCTGATCGATGAATGCATCATCGAATGGAGCGCCAGCAGCCGCGACGAAATCAAAGTGCTGGTTCAGTCGGCCTTCGATACCGACCGCGAGGGAAAGATCAATACCGGCCGTGTGCTGGCGCTGCGTCGGCTCGATATCAAGGACGATAAGTGGCAGAGCGCCATGCAGGCCACCGGCGAAAGCCTCCAGGTCGTCGGTAGCAAGTCCTATGTGCGCTTTTACAAGCGCGTTGGGGATACGGACAAGTACGAGCCGATCCCGCTCGATGTAGCGGTGGTGTGACATGAGCGTCCTATACAACCTTGAAAAAATGGACAAGGTGACGGTCGCCGACCTTGTTGAAGAGGGTGAGGCTCAGACCGAAAACATGTTCGCATCGGCAGAATTCGCCATGAAGAACGGTCGTCACGTCTCCATCATGACGATTTCAACGGACCGCGAAATCAGCGATGAAATCAAAGCGTTTATGTACAACCTGGAGATTGATCATGGCTGACCGCTACAGCTACGTCTACGGCGCCTTCTCTGTGACGCCGGTTCCCGCTCAGCCGCAGATCGCTCATTGCCATGGATTCTTCGTGGTTCCTGAGCAGCGCGGACAGCACTTCGGGATGAAGCTAAAGGAAGAGCAGATGAAGCTCCTGAAGCAGGATCACTTCGACTACGCCACCTGCACGGTCGACGCCCGCAATACGCCGATGCGCCGAATTCTTGAAAAGAGCGGCTGGAAATTCCTGGCGGCCTTTGCCAATAGCCGTACCGGCAGCCGGTCGGAGCTTTGGGGATGGGCGGTGCATGGCGAGACGAGCCAGATCGACACCGACGCCATGCTGGAGGTGAAGAAGCTGCGCGGCGAAATAGGCGTGCTGGCGAACCTGCTGAGCCAGGCCGAGGAAGTGTTGAACACGATGCACGGCGATACCGACGACGAAGAGCGGATGCTGCGCGATCTCCAGGGCCAGCTTTTGATCGGCGCCGGAAATGCGCGTAACCGCTACCTCGGCGGAGATTCGGTGCCGATCAGGATGGCGAGGGCGTGATCATGGGCGAAGACGTTGAAATGCTTGAAGCTCAGGTGCGTTCGCTGGAAGCGACGGTACGCCAGTTGAAAGCAGCCCGCCGCGACGAATTCGCGCAAGCTGCCATGAGCGGATTGCTGGCCCGGCATGGAACTACCTACGAACCGAAGTCGGTGGCGAAGCTGGCCTATGGCGTGGCCGACGCGATGATGGAGGCTCGCGAATCATGAGCGGCCTCGCCAAGCATCTGCTCCAGCTCGTCGGCATCGCCAAGACCTGGGCGATGAAGAACATCACCGGTTGGTCGGACGACAGCCACCGCGATCTGCTGGCGCTGCACGGCGCTCGGCGCGATGGCGACAAGATCAGCGCCCGCACGATGACGGTGCCGCAGCTTGCATCCGTGTTGAACGACTACGAGAAGCGCGGGTGGCCGCGTGAGCATAAGCCGGCGGCAAGCGGCGGCCAGCGCCGGACGACGCCACCGGACATCGCGCACATCGTTCGGCTGTGGGGAAAGCTTGGCGATAGCGGGCGGGTTGAGAACGCATCCAGGCAGGCGCTGCTCGCCTGGTGCGCCCGCCAGGTAGGACATGCGGTGGCTGACCTCGATAGCCTGACCGTCGAGGAACGCCAGAAGCTGATCGAAGCCTTGAAGGGATGGCAACGGAGGTAATGATGGAATGGCCGGTCGTTGATCCTGAACTGTTGTCCCTGCTGCCGCCCGTGCTGAAGGCCGTCGTCAAGGCGCTTGGCTATGTACGGGCGCGGGACTGGCTGGAGGTTCGCGGCGGCGTCAACGTCAATATCCCGTCGCAGAAGGATGAGGCGCTTGACCTTGACCGCGACGAGCTGGCGCGCCTGCGCATCACCCTGGAACCGCACCTGGATGCTTCCGGCAGGGTCTGGATGCCGAAGGTCGACAAGCTGTGGCAGATGACACGCAACGCGGCGATCTGCTCGACCTCCGACCGCTACAGCATCCGCGACCAGGCGCACGCCTACCGGCTATCGAGCCGCCAGATCACCAACATCCGGCGCGAGGGTTCCGCCGAGCGCAACGAAGAGCAACTGGATTTGTTTTGAAGCGGTAACGATGCAAGTAACCGGACGCCGCGCGAGGCATCTGGTGAAAGCGACGACGGTTGCCGGCGGTCCGGTTGACTGGATTGTTGGGCTACGAAGAGAGGAAAAGAAATGGCTTTTGTGTGCGTAGCGCCCATGGACGAATCACTACCCGAGACCATCGAGGCAATGGACAAGGCAATGAACGAATGGACAGACAAAGCAGCACGTGGGGAGTGCGCCTGGATTTGCTCAGACTGCTGCTGCCACTTCCCGGAAGGAATGCCCGACGAGTGCGCCCATGGGCACCAGCGATGCACGGACATCATTAAGCGAGACAAGGCCATAGCGGCCGGGAAAGTGACGCCCAACGCCAGCGGTAACCAGACGGCCCGTCAGGGCCGGTCTGGTTGACCAATGGGTTAGGCGTCATAATTTGAGCATTAGCAAGGATGCTGACAATGACTATTGAACACGAACTGATGAAACCGTACCCGCCAATCATCAATCCTGAATTGGTGGCGGCGCTCACTCGTGAACAATTTCCAATGCGGAACTACAACGATTTTTCTACCGCCTGGCCGCATACGGGAAATGAGATCGAAGCTCTGCACGAATGGATGGCGATCCGTGGGATGACGCCGAACGCTGGCGGTAAGCCGACGGCCCGTCAGGGCCGGTCGGCTTGACCAACGGGTTATGCGGATTTTTGGAGATTGAAGATGCTTGAAAAACTGAAAGCAGCATGGAAAGAGTGGCGCAGGAAGCGAGAATGGAATGCCGAATTGCAGCTTTACCACTTGCGCAACCAACTGATGGAAGACGCCAGATGGATGGCGCATGACCACAAGGTAAGCGCATTGTGTGCCCGCTACCTGGATATGGCTGCGGATGACTGGGAGAAGCGCGCTGTCCAAAACGTGCGCGACTTCCGCCGCGATATTGGTTGTGACCCTTGGGTAAAGCCGCATAACTAGAAGTAGACAGCACAGATGCCATCTATCCAAGGCTTGCAACCTTAAGACCGCTTCAGCACAACATCCCCTCTTCACCCCGCAATCGCGGGGTTTTTTTTGCCAGGTTGATTTTTGCGACACGGCGTCGTCTTTCCAGGCCGGCAAAAACCCATTTGAAAGCCATTTAAAAGCGCCTCAAATGCGCTTTGTGGTATCTCGGTGGCACTCCGGGTATGAAAACGCCTTGTAGCGCGTTTCTGAAGGTCGGCCACGTTTGAGGCTGGAAACGTTTCCAGCGGAGACTGCTTTTGTGGCTACGGCGATGATGCATCCAACACATCAACGGAGCGCGTCGTGTCCAAGAACATTCCGAACCTACCCCTGATTGCCGCCCTGGTCATCGACCTGCTGGCGAAACAGGATTATCCGGAAGGCTGCAACGCCCACATTCTGCCAGACGGTAAGTTCCGCAGTGACGACGGCCGGCCGGCGCGGGATACCGAAGGCAAGGTTCAGGACTGGCGCCTGGATGCCGAGATCGCCGCGACGCTGATCGCCGATTTGGAGAAGTCCGGCAAGCCGATCCTCTACGACTACGAGCACAACAGCCTGTTTGGCGACAGCGAGGCTGCCGGCTGGATCACCAAGCTGGTCTATGTGGCAGGTCGCGGCATGTTTGCCCGCGTCGAGTGGGTTGATGACGCCGCCGAGGCGATTGCCGGCAAGAAGTATCGCTATTCCAGCCCGTGCTTCTTCTACGACGAAACGGGCGCCATTACCAAACTGCATTCCGTAGCGCTGACCAATAACCCGGCGCTCGGCGACCTGGGTGCCGTGGCGCTGGCTCGTCAGGCGGCTTTGTCTGCCTCACCGGTTGGCGCACTCGCCCAGATTTTTTTAACTGCGGCCGGGCGCGTTCCCGGTAACTCTATGGGAGACACATCCATGACCCCGGAGCAAATCGCCGCGCTGACCAATGAGCGCGACACCCTGAAAACCCAGTTGGCGGCGCTGACCGCCGAGCGCGACAAGGTCACCGCCGATCTCGCCGCCCTGCGCAAGAAGGTCGACGAGGAAAACGCCGCCGCCGACAAGGCGAAGCGCGAAGACATGATCCAGACCGCACTCACCGCGGGCCACCTGCTGCCGGCTCAAAAGGAATTCGCCGAGTCGCTCGATACGGCTGCGCTGACCAAGTTCCTCGAAACCCTGTCGCCGCTGGCGCTGCTGAGTAAGCAGACCGATGGCAAGCCGGCGAAATGCGGCGATGGCCTGACTCAGGAGGAACTCGACATGTGCACGCGCATGGGCGTTTCCGCCGAGGACTACAAGGCCGCCAAGAAGTGCTGACCGCCTGACGGCGACGGCAACGAATTTTCACGATTTCAGGAGATAGACGATGTTGACTCAGGCACAGATCGACGCCCTCAATACTACGATCCGGGCGCGCTTCAATGCGGGCCTCAAGGTGACTCGCGAAGACTGGCGCAAGGTCGCCGGCTTTGTGACTTCCAACGGCAAGTCCAACACCTACGAATGGCTTTCCTTCTTCCCGGCCTTCCGGGAGTGGGTCGGCCAGCGTACCCACAAGGTCGCCAAGCAGACCGCCTTCACGGTCACGAACCGCAAGTTCGAAAACACCCTCGATATTCCTGTCGAAAACATCGAGGACGATAACTACGGCATGTACGGCGATGTGGCGTTCAGCCATGGCGAATCCGTCAGTGACCTGATGAACGACCTCGTGTTCGGCCGCCTCGCTGCCGCCTTCTCGGAAACCTGCTACGACGGCCAGTACTTTTTCGACACGGATCACCCGGTGTACCCGAACGAAGATGGTACGGGCGTCGCCGCCACCGTCAGCAACTACCAGGCCGGCACGGGTGTGCCGTGGATGCTGCTCTGTACCAATCGGGCACCGAAACCGTTCTACCTCCAGGAACGCGTTAAGCCGCAGCTCATCGCCAAGAACAGCGCGCTGAACAGCGACGGCGTGTTCGAAAACGATGTGATCACCTACGGCGGCCGCTGGCGCGGTGAAGCGCTGTGCGGTTTCTGGCAACTCGCCTACGGCTCCAAGGCCGCGCTCACTGCCGACAATTTCAACGCTGCCTTTACCGCGATGATGAAGGTCAAGGGCGATGGCAATCGCAAGCTCGGCATCATCCCGAATCTGCTGGTCTGTGGTCCGGATAACCAGGCCGCCGCCGAGGCGCTGCTGAAGGCACAGCAAAACGCCAATGGCGCTTCCAACACCAATTACAACAAGGTCGAGCTGTTCGTCTCGCCCTGGATTGGTTCCTAAGCGCTAACCCAATACACCTAGCCCGCGACCGCGTTGCCAAGACCTCCCGACCGTTTCGGCGGATCGGGAGGCCGGCAGGCGAAAGCGGAAATACAGGAGATCGATATGAAGACCATTTATGTGCGCGTTCGCCAGAAGGTTGCTCAAGAAACCTTCTTCCGTTGCGCTACGCAGTTTTCCAAGGCCTGGAAGCGTTTGACCGACGTCGACGCCGCCACCGTCAAGCGCCTGGAAGAAGAGCAGATGCTGGAGGTGTCGGAAACCGAGCCGGCGGATTTCGAAGGTGTGACGGCAGGTGATAGCGCCGCGACCTCGGCCGCAAGCGAAGTCTCCGGCACCTCGGCGGATGCACAGGCCGCTGCTGATGCCCAGACCGCTGCCGATGCACTGGCCGCTGCCGATGCACTGGCCGCTGCCGATGCACAGGCCGCTGCCGATGCTCAGGCTGCTGTTGATGCTCAGGCTGCTGCCGATGCTCAGGCTGCTGCTGATGCCCAGGCTGCCGCTGATGCTCAAGCCGCTGCCTCCACCAAGACCAAGAAGGCGGCCAAGTAATGGCTTTCGCCACCCGCGCCGATCTACTCGCCCGCAGCAATGCTCGGCGGCTTGGGCATCTGGCCGTTCCGGCCGATATGCCGATGCCGCCGGACGACGCGCTGCGTGTAGCGATTGCGGGTGGCGATCTGACCGGATACACGGCCGACCAGCAAACGTCACTCGCCGCCGCGCTGGAGGCCATTGACGATGCGCTGGCTGATGCCGACGAGCTGATCGTGAGCTATGGCATCCCGGTCGCCTCGACCAGCAAGCTGCTGACGCGCCTGGCAGCGGTGATCGCCATGTACTACCTGGCCGGAACCGAAAGCGGATCGGAAGAGACGCGCAAGGCCTACGAAGGCGCTGTCGGTACGCTAAAGGCGCATGCTCGCGGCGAGTTGAATCTGGTTCCGTTCGTGCCCGACCCTGCGGCACCGGCACCGACCGAAGATATTGCGGTCATCGAAAGCGCGCCGTCGCGTTACGACCGCAGCCAGATTGATGGTGACTGGTAATGATCTCGCTCACGCCCGTCATCCAGTTGCTTAAGACGAAACCGGAAGGCTTCGCGTCGATCTGGTTCCGCAAGGTTGAAGGCGCTGCTGAGTTCGCGAAACTGGCCGAGCGCAACGACATACCGCTTCCGGCTGCTTGGATCGTTCGCGCAGCCGACCGAACCCGCCATGCCGGCGAGCGGGCCGAGGATGTGACTCTGGCGTTTGACGTGGTGATCGCCATCGAGAATGCCCGGACTCATGGCGACGGCGATACGGACGATCAACTGCTGGCCTACCGCCTGGCCGTCAAGGATTGCTTGTTGGGCTGGACGCTGCCCGATAGCACGCGGCCGATCAAGTTCCAGGGCGGTCAGGTGCTCGAATACTCGGCCGGCGACATCTACTGGCGCGACCGCTACACCTTTGCTGCGCTCATCACCAATTACCTGCCGGACCCGGTGCCGGTTTTCACCGGAATTGACAACACGGAGGCTACCGCCAATGACCATTACCTTTAGCGACATTCCTGACGCCCTGCGCTATCCGGGCGCCTACATCGAGGTCGACGGCAGTGCCGCCGGCCTGGGCGGCGACCTGCCGGCCGTTCTGCTCGTTGGCTTGAAGCTGGCAAGCGGTACGGCGCCGGTCGGTGAGATTACCCGCGTTTCCAGCCCCGCCGATGCGGCCAAGAAGGCCGGCGCCGGTTCGATGCTGGCGCAGATGGCTGCGCGCTACCGAAAGAACGAAACCGCCTTCGATCTGTTTATCCTGCCTTATGCGGATAACCCGGCAGGGGTGGCCGCCACTGGCACGCTGACCGTGTCTGCGGCAGCAACCAAGGCCGGTACGCTGGCGCTGTACATCGCTGAGCGTTCGATCTCGGTGGGTGTTGGCGCCGGCCAGACGACCGCGCAGATCGCCACGGCCATCGCAGACGCGATTACCGCCAAGGGCATCGATATTCCGGTCATTGCCTCGGTGAATGGCAGCGTGGTGACGCTGACGGCTCGCCACAAGGGTTCCTGCGGCAACGACATCGATCTGCGCTTCAACCTGTACGGCGAAGAGACGCCGGAAGGCCTGGTAGTTTCCATCGGCGCCATGGAAGACGGTACGGGCGACCCGGAAGCTGGCGACCTGGCCGCGATTCTCGGGCAGCGCTGGTACAACTATGTCGCCCTGGGCATCAACAACGCCGCCTTCATGGCCGCCTGGCACGCCGAGAGCAAGCGCCGCTACATGCCGCCTGTTCAGGCCGGCTTCCGAGGATTCGTCGCGTTCCGTGGCGATTACTTGGCGGCCGTCGCTTTCGGCGAGGTTCGGAACTACGAGCATATCGGAACCCTACCGATTGCCTTCAACCCGACTCCGACGTGGGAGGTTGCCGCAACGCTGGCCGGCGCTGCCTCTAAAAAGCTGCGCAATAACCCGGTGCAGTCGCTCGAAGGCGTTGAACTCGTCGGCATGGTTGGCGTTCCGGGCAGCTATTTCGACTTCACCCAGGCCAATAGCCTGCTCTACAAGGGCATGTCGCTGATGGAGATCGGCAAGGACGGCACCTGCTACATCAAGCGTCTGATTTCGATGTACCAGACGCGCAGCGACGGCAGCGCCGACGATGCCTACCTGGATATCAACGTCGCCGAGGTGATGGAGCGCATCCGCTACGAGCAGCGCATGGGGGCTATTCAGCGCTTCCGTGGCACCGTGGCTGCCAAGACCAACGAGGGTTATCGCCCCGGCCTGCCGATCACGACTGAAGACAGCGTGCGCGCCTTCCTGCTCAGCCTCTACAAGAACCGCCTGATGGCGGAACTCGGTTGGACCCAGGGCTACGCCTATTACAAGTCGACTCTCATCGTCGAACAGAACGCCACGAACCCGTCGCGCTTCGACTTCCACGACGATCCGATCATCAATTCGCCGTTCTACATCCTCGCGGGCCGCAGCAGCTTCCGCAAGGCTGTTCCGACCTACTGAAAGGGCTGACGAACCATGGCAAACCTTACCAATATTCGCACCGTCTCGGTGCCTTCCATCGGAAAACTGCCGCTTTCCGAAAATCCCGGCACCTTCACGCCGTCCGGTACGTCGCGCAAGCACAAGCCCGGTCGCCTGGCGAGCGATGGCGGCTTTACCGAGTCGGAACAACCGGCCAAGCTGGACTTGTCGCTCAATCTTGTCCCCGGCACCGACGTGGATGCGATTGGGTCGATCAAGGATGAGGACGTTACCGTGCGCATGTCCGACGGAACGGTGTACCTGATGCCGCAAGCCTATGCGACGGAACCGGTCGCCATCGGCGACGGCGAGGCCAAGGTAACGATCATGTCCAACACTTCGGAGAAAATCTGATCATGGCCGGCGGACTGGGTACAAGCGATGGCGTCATCAACCTGCGCGGGGTGATTCGGGGCGGGAAGCTTGTCTCCGTCCTCGATCACCAAGGCAACGACCTCGGCACGCCGATGACGGTCGTTGACCAGGGCGACGGCATCACCATCGACAAGGTGCTGGTCGGCAAGACTGCCGCCCAACTGGCGGCGGCGCCGACTGCGGCCGATGTCGCTCACGGCGACACGACCGTTTTCTACGACAAGGCCAACACCAAGGCGCGCTACGTCATGCTGGCCGATCATTCGGCCTTCGTGCCACTGGCCGGCGCCCAGGCCAGGACAGCCGCGCATCTGGCTGCCGCGCCGACCGTCTATGACATCGCCTGCGGTGTCGAGACGGTTTTCTATCTGGATACCGATCCGACGCAGCGCTACACCATGAGCGCGGATCATGGCTCGTTCGTAGCGCTGGTTTCGGTGAAGGTTGATCCTGTCACCGGGGTGATTGGATTTTCTGCAGGCGGAATGCCGTTAATTCCGGTCGTAATACCTGTGCCAACTCCTGTCGGATTTCGTTGGGTAGGCCACCCCCTGAACATCCGGCGAACCTTGGCTGGAATCGTTACTGATTTCGACATCACCACGCTGATTCCGACGCCAGCGAAAATTTATTATCTCGATCCAGTCAACGGCAATGATGCCAATGTAGGAACCGAAGCTGCGCCACTTAAAAACTTGTCGACCGCGCTATCCAAGGCCGATGTTGACCAGATACAGATAATCGGTCTGACAGCAGACTTCGTTGCAAGATCAACCGCCGGCTGGAATAACACGTCAAATCAGGCGCGATCGATCTCGATTATCAACCGCACCGGCTATCGATTCATCAGCGCGATGGCTTCTGGAACGATCCCAACATGGTCAGCAAATGGGACGTATGGAAATGTTTATCAGGCAACCGTAACGTCGCCGGTAAACGTTACGGATGTGTCCGTCAAAACCATTCAGTCTTACGTTGACATGAATGGCGTCGTGAAGACATTAGACAATGTGCCACGCCGCTACCGCACGTTGAAAAACGTCGCAAGCATTGCAGCGGTAGCAGCACTTGCTGGATCGTGGTTCTATGATGGAACCACGCTGTATGTTCGACCGCATGATGACCGAAGTCTGATCGGCGATACGAATATTCTACCGACGATCAACACCAACAACGGCCGATTCACACCAACTGCCGATAACTTGACCATTTACGTCGAGGGTGTCGATTTCGTGGGCGGGTCTCGCGCATTCGTCGTCACTACCGCCACGATAACCGCCACAGGTGGTGCCGCCGGTCAGGCAGTAATCAACACATCAAGCACAGCAGGAGTTGTGGTCGGGCAGACGGTTCAAGGCGCCGGTGTCCCTAGCGGCACAAAAGTTGCGTCGTTCGTCGCGAACACCTCTATCACCCTGTCAAATAACCTGACGACTAATGCGAGCGGGACTTACTCGCTGGTGTTCAATGGCATCGCCTTTGCGCATAAAAATTGTTCGTTCCAAGGCGGCGGAACTCAAAACGGCGGGCTGGCAATACTGACCTATGTAACGGTATATGGCTACCGCTCGGCAGCATGGGACAACTACCTTGACGGCTTTAACTATCACAGCGCAGCCCAGGATGGAACTCTCGATAAGCTGAGTCCGAATGCGATTGAAATCGAGTGTGCCGCCGCTGGAAATGGAACAACCGGCAGTGCCGGGACATCCGACAATGCGACGACCGCTCACGATGGATGCAGCGTTATTCGCATAAACTGCGTCTATATCGATTCGTCAGATCGCCCCATGGCCGATGTGAATTACGCGCATTCATGGAACCTCGGCTGTCACGTTGGGCAGGCTTTGACTGCGGGGTCGGCTGAAGAGAACATTGTCGCCGCCCATAACGTTCAGATGTGGCTTGATAGCGTTTTTGCGGCAGGAGGGCCGAATCCTCGCTGGGTGTCTGCTCAGACAGCAACCATCAAGCATTTCAACTCCGGAGCCGTCGTCAATAACTCGACTGCGGAAGCCACGGGGAATGTTCTGCCTTATTACGGCTAATTTCTAATCCCCTCTGCACAAGGAAAACCATGGACCTACCTCTCAAGCATCCGCTGGTCATCGGAAAAACGACCATCAGCAAGCTGACGTTCCGCGATTACACGACGGCTTCTGATTACCTGTGTTTCGACATTCGCGGCGGTGTGGCGCAACGGCATGCGCTGATCGCCAGTTTGGCCGGTACGGATGAGTCAATCGTCAGGCAGTTGCGCGGCGTTGATTACCGGGCAGCGGAGAAGATCGCCGATGACCTGATCGAGAAAGATGAAAAAGAATTTCTCGGCCAGGGCGACGCGGAAAAAAAATCGGACGACTCCTGACTGCGGTTGGGTTGGTGTGCTCGGTGATGAGCACACCGATCCCGGTCACTGAGTCATTTTCGTTGCGAAAATTGTTTGTGATGGCGAAATTGGCGGCGGTGATGAGCGGTCGGGAGTTCAAGTAGGGCCGCTGGAAACGTTTCCAGCATACCGGCGGTAAGCCGGTGCAAATAAGCTCCAGTTACCTTGTGGTCTGGAGCTTTTTTTATGTCGAACGGTGGCAGCGTCAATGCGGAACTCGTCATCCGCATCAAGGATGGGACGGCGCAGGGTTCGACGGCGGTCGTCAAGTCGGCCGATGCGGCGGCGCAGAAGACGGCGACGGCGTTTGAGCGTGCTCAGAAGCGTATCGCGGATGATACCGAGCGCTCGAACCAGCGGCAGCGGACGAGTTACGAGAAGCTGTCGCAGGCTCGCGAGCAGCTTGGCATCCGCTCTGAAAAGACGATCCAGAAGGAAATCGACAATACGCGGCGGGCCTATGCGCAATTGGCTGCAGCCGGTTTTTACAGCGCCCAGGAACAGGAGCGCGCCTTTGCCCAGGTGCAGGGCCGCGTTACACGGCTGACCAATGAGATGGGCAAACTGACGGCCGCGCAGAAGAAGGCGGCTGACGAGGCCAAGCGACTGGCGAAGATCGAGGAAGATGCGGCGCGTGGCGGGCGGATTGTGCGAGGTGGGTTGGCGGCCGGGGCTGGGATCATGGCTGCTGGTTACACGTTGCGCCAGCCAGCGATGCAGGCGATGGGTTTCGATGAGCGCCTCGGTCTGCTTTCCAACACCGCGTTCGCAGAGTATGGAAAGGACGGCAGAAAGATCGGTGAGGATCAGCTTCGTCAAGTGATAAAAAAGGCCATTGGCACCGGAATGACCCGTGATGCAGCGTTGGATACGCTGGACAAACTGATTGCTGACGACCAGGTTGGTGGTGTAGCTGGTGCTATTGAGTTGCTTCCCTATATCGGAAAGGTGTCGACAGGGTCCGGAAGCTCCGGTCGTGACGTAGCGGCGATGATGGGTGGGTTCATTGGTAGCGGATATGCCAAGGATGCAAATGGGGCCAAGCGGCTGCTTGGTATCAGCACCGCAGCCGCAACGGCTGGCGCATTCGAAAAGGCCGACATGGCCAAGCATCTTCCTGGGCTGCTCCCCTTAGCAAAGCTCGCTGGGCTTACTGGAGATTCTGGTTTTAAAAAGCTGTTGGTTATGCTTCAGCAGGCTCGCACTACGGCTGGTAGTTCCGACGAGGCCGCGATAAATGTGAAAAATTTCCTTACCAAGGTCTCGTCAAACGATACCGCCAATGATTTTAAGAAGGCAGGCCGAGGAGACTTGGCTAAGTATCAGATGGATCAGGAAGCTAAGGGCATTGATCCAATTACCGCCTGGCAAAACGTCATCGAT